AAAATCCATCTAATGAATTCCCATTTGCTATATAATATGGAATTAAATCTTTAAGAATAGGAATTTTATCATAAAGAGTATTAATTGCGTTTTCAGCAATTTCTTCTTCTCTACTATCAATTACCGCATCTATATAAGATTTAATACCATTAGATGTATTTTCAAATTTAATAGGTTTATCATTTTCATCTACAACTTCTACATCAAAAAGTTTACGAATACTATCTATTGAAATTTCATTTTCTGAATTATCATCATTTACTGTAAAAGAGTCAATAAAATCTTTTACATCTTTAGCTTCTTTAAAAATATTTCCATTTTCATCAATAATGTTACCGTTATCGTCTATTGTATATTTTTTATCATCAATATCTAAAACAGTACCAGGTTCAATAACAAATTCAGATTTAGATTTATCATCATTATCATTGTCATTACTATCATTGTTATTATTATCAATATTATTATTTACATCATTATTACCATTATTTTTATTTTTATCTAAATCAGTAGTAGAATCATTATCATCAGGAGAACTTAAACCGTTACTTTTAGATAAATCAACAGCATCGCCGTTATTATCTTTTGTTACATCTGCATTATCAGCATTATTTGTAACACCATAACCAAAATCATTCATATAATTAGTTTTAAGTGAATTATTATAACCGATTATAAGCAATAAATTTGTTATATCCAATAATTAGATGAAAATAATTAAAAATATTATTCGCTCCAGCATATAAAAAATTATAAAGCTATTTTAAGTGGCTTTTACCATTTCCCCCGTAAAGGAGAGATTTCGCGTTCGAATATTCTACATCATATTCTCATTTAACGCCAAATTTAAGCTTAAAATAGCTTATATTTATACAAAAATAGTCCGACAATATATGCCGGACTATCAAATATATCTATAAACACTATTTATTTTTTAGTTTTAGGATTATCATATTTATTTTTATTTTCTTTAGCAATAGCTAACTTAGTTTCAATATCTTTAAGTTTAACAGCTCTATCTGCCGCTTTACTTTGAAAATCTAAAATATTCTTTTCTCTCGCTATTTGATTTTTATCTCTTTCAACATTAGCTCTTGCTTGTTCAAGACGCTCCATACCAGCTTGTTTATCTTGATTAGAAACTCCATTATCGAAACTAATCATATTAGCATCAGCTTTAATAAGTTCGATTTGCTGATCAAGATATTTTTCAAGTTCAACAGTTTTACGATCTTCTTCTCCTTTTGCAGCAATTTTTTGAATTTCAAATTCAGCTTCCATTTGTTTAGTTTGTTGTTCTAATTGTTGCATAGACTGTTCGTGTTGTTGTTGTAATTCTTGAAATTTCATTATTAACTTTTTAATACTTGCAACATTATCTCCAGCAATAGCAGCAATAGCCATATCCATATTTCCATTTTGAGCAGCACTAAAAGCAAATTGTTTTATTTGATCTAACTTTTCTTTCTCTTGTACACTATTTTTTGCTTTAATAATATAATCTGCATAAATATGAGAATCAACGTCTAAACTAATATATTTAAGATTTTTATCTTTATCTCTATAAGATGTATCTAATCCATCAATCCAAGCAAGTTTACTAAAATCTAAATCACGAGCATAATCTCTTTCTCGCATACAATCAAATATAAATTCTATTATAACAGAACCCATAGATCCTCTCATAATAGCTTCATCAGTTACTCCTTTACCTGCACTATTAGCTATTTGGCCATATCGTTGAGGAGTCATATCAACTTGATCCTTAGCAGCATTATCTATTTCAATCATCAATTTAGTAAGTTGATTAATATAAGCACTAATATCAGCAGTCACCATACGTATTTGTTGTGACTTTAGCATATTAGTATCTTCTTCATCGTCAATATATAAAACTCCATCAGCAGCCATTCTATAAATAGTTTCATCAGGATTTTCTCCTAATAAAGATTTAGCTATAACAAGAACAGCAAGTTTATTCTTTGCTAAAGCCATTTCTCTATGATATGCAACTATATTTTTAAATACTTGATAAGGACTAACAATCTCTACAATAGAAAACTTACCAAATCCTGGTAATAATTCACATAAACCATTATAAGGAAGTTTACCTTTACGATTATATGCAATAGCACGAGCTTTATAAGGATAGATTGCTGTATTACGAGTACCTATACGAATAGACTCATATACTTGAGGCTCATAAAAATATTCAATAGAAATATCTCCTATTTCTGGATTAATTGTATAATTATCATCAACAACTCGTTGAGCTATAATACCATTATCTATATATGTTAAAACTCCTCTTCTAATTTCTCCTCTCCATACAACATGCCAAACATCATATAAATTAGAATTAGTATCTCTAACTAAATATGGAGATTTGTTATAGAGACTACGTTCTGTTTCAGTAAATTTATTACATATATCAGGATAATAAGAATAATAGTCCGCATAAGTAATATATGATGCGTCAGTAGAACTATGTTGAGCATAATATGTTTCTAAAAACTTTTTGTCTTTATCATCTAAATATTCGTCAAAAGTATCTATTATTTGTTGATATGTCATTTTCATACGTTCAGCAAACATATCATAATCNNNNTCATCTATAACATTTAATAATTCTTGTCCTTGAACAGATATATCATCAATATAATTATTTTTAAAATCCTCAGTAAATTTTTCAATATCTATACTTTCTTGAGGGTTAAATTGTTTAGGATCATTACCTTCATTAATATATTGTTGATAGCTTTGAGTAATTCTTGCCGCTAATTGAGCTTCTAAAATAGAAAGAATTTCTTTTCTTACAGCTGCATCCTTAGCCATTACAACATCTGGATTATTAGCACCTACAATAAAATCGTGAGGATTTTTAATATATTCAGAAACATATCTTCGAATTATGCCTTTCATAATATCATAATTGCGAAGAGTTGCTGGAAATCGAGTATATTTTTCTTTATTAGCATTATATGGATTAAGTATTTTTCTATAAAATTCATCAGGAACTTCTCCATTCAATATAAGATATTTTTTTTCTAAATTATCTTTATCTGCACAAGATTGTCCCATAGCTATTACATAGTCACAACATTGAGCATACCATTCAGGTTTTTCCTTTTCAGCATTAGAAACTCGTTGAGAAGGAAAATTATTAGCATAAAAATAATCAATTACTGCCATATTATTAATTATATAAATTTTATATTAATACCATTCTCTATGAAAGAATGATTTATTATCATCATCTGTTTCTGTTGTTATTTTCTTTCTATGAGCCATTTCATCTTTAGCAGCTATATCCATAGCTTTATATTCTATTCCTCTAATAATCATTTCAGACACTCTATCAAAGTTTCCAAGTGCGCTCCATTTCTTTAATTCAAGTATTGTTTGATAATCATATATTCTATGAAAATTTCTAATAGGATTGCCATTTTCATCTTTACCTATTTCATCATATAAAAATTCTTTAAGTAATCGTAAAGCGTCTAATTTTCGTTGATTGCCACCTCCAATGTTATATCCATAAGTAGTAGAAATTTTTCCTTTAATAGTATTATCCCAAACAAACAAAGGTTCTTTAGCTAAATATTTTGTAGCTCTCCAATCTCTAAAGTTTTTAACTGTTTCTCCTCGGTTTACCTCGACACAAATAGTTCCAATACAATTATAATAAACAGCTAAATAATAACAAATTCTATCAGCTTCTTCAAGAGAATCTGGACGACCATAATAAGATGCAACAAGTTTTTGTTTAAATCCATTTTTAATACAAGGATTCATCCAAACTTTAATACTATTATGAGAATGTTTATTAGTAATTTCTTTCTTATCTTTATCTATACCTACAGGGTCATAAGAAATACTATATCGTCCTACAGGAATTTCTTTTCGTAAACCGTATTCAGTATAATTTTCATCATATTCTGGAGGAAACCATCGTCTAATACATCCATGAGGATCTTCATTAGCTCTACGAGGAACTCCAATAATATAATCATAAACTTTTTTGCCTTCTTTACTTAATCGTTCATTACTTTTAAATTGTATTCTACCAGTATCGTCTAATTCAAGCATTCCATCAATATAAAAATCAAAATCTTTATCAGTTCTAAGTCTTTCTTCCCAAGCAGTTAATTCTTCAGAAGTAAAGATATTTTCAGCTGCGCTACTAAAACTTTCAGCAGGATAATTAGCATACTGTCCTAAATAATTAATATATTCTGCATAAGTTTTAGAATCATTTTTCTTTTTTATTCGTTCTTTTTTAGCAATAGCAAGTCCTATACTTAAATTACTATTACCATCCTTATCTACTCCATAAATACCAGATATTTCACCTTGTAGCCCCCAACAATAAGGTTTAAAGAATCCACAAATTTCATTTCTACTATCTCTGTCCCAAACATTCTCAAAAGGCATAAAATTATAAGCACGAGGATTATAAAAATTCTCTTCAAAGACTTGCATATTTCCAGAAGTAGCAGTACCCCAAGCCATAAGAATACCAGTAGTANNTAAAGCGCTAACAGAAATCAAAGAACTTTTCCAAGAATCATCAGCCTCTATACCACTTGGTAATTTATATCCAAGACGAAAATCTTGTTTAACAGGAGAATATATACCTCTAACAAAAGGAGTTTTTTCTTCATAAAATTTAAGATCATTAACAGAAAAATCTGTTAAACCTCCTGTTTGAATAAGATATTTACTATCAATAGCTACATGAATAGCAACTTTTCTTGATTGAGCGTTTACTCTATTAGCACTATCAGCAGCCATCATATATGAAAATCCACCACGACGAGTTTTATCAATAATTAAATGAAATCCATTATTTTCTGCAAACTCCATACAGTGAAACATCCAAAATTGGCTATCAATAAATTTAGGAAAATCATAAACTTTTTTAGCAGTATTAGTATTACCTCGTTTAATAGTACTTTCGTCAAGTTGCTCCATTCGAGTATAATTAAGAAA